CGTGGAGACGTGTCTGACATCCGTGGGTACGTGTCTGGCATCCGTGGGTACGTGTCTGACATCCATGGAGACGTGTTTGGCATCCGTGGGTACGTGTCTGACATCCGTGGAGACGTGTCTGGCATCCATGGAGACGTGTTTGGCATCCGTGGAGACGTGTCTGGCATCCGTGGAGACGTGTTTGGCATCCGTGGAGACGTGTCTGGCATCCGTGGAGACGTGTCTGGCATCCGTGGAGACGTGTCTGACATCCGTGGAGACGTGTCTGGCATCCGTGGGTACGTGTCTGACATCCGTGGAGACGTGTATGGCCTCAGTGGCAATATAGATGATTGCGAGATCACATTAGAAGAAAGAAAAAAAGGCGTAAGTATTGAAGAATTGATTAAACTATGAAAAAATCCGAAGCAATCAGTCTTTTGGGCGGAACTGTTACAAGAGCAGCCGAAGCCATGTGGATTACCAACTCCGCAGTTTCAAAATGGCCGGACGATTTGTCGCCGCGAATTGCAGCTCGTGTGCATGAAGCAATTTACATAATAAACAAGGAGAGGGCTATGGGCAGGCGTTTTCGTAATGCAAAATGCCCCATAATTGAGAAGTACAAAAAATTATTTGGGTATAAATTATAAGAACTTTATACAAAGATCAAGCTTCACAAAAAGACTAAAATGAAAAACTACATTACAAAAGATGAAGCAAGACAACTTGCTAAAAAATATCACGTAGATATTGAAAATGAAAGATATATACCACTTGGCCCGGATGGGTTGCATAAATTATGCAACGAAGTAATTCAGATATATATAAACAATTTGTATGATGAGGTTAATTTGCCACATGCGGCTGGTATGTTTTCATTTATAGAAACTTATGACAATGGCGCATTCAAAGAATCAGCATTTGAATTTTTTCCAGCTCAACAAATGCGGGATGCACTTGCTAATAAGAAGATTAAAGCGTAAAAAAATCGTGCAGGCAGTGGCACATGGCTCAATTATTTTAGCCTAAAGTAAAGCCACGGGTAAAGGAAAATTTGATATGAGTGTTTGGTTTTTTGACCCCTTGGCGGGGGATTTTAGGCAAGCCCAGGCCGAGAATCTGCTGGTGCCTACCAGCCCGCCAACACTGAAGAGTGAGGGTCTCGACCTGGGCTTTTTTTGGAGAAAAAAATGGAACTACCCATCAGATACGATGATGCTCACTGGACTGTTCGCAGGCAGGCGCGTGAGCAGTACGTTTATATCCAAGGTGGTTTGTGTTGTCACTGCAATGCTCCATTGACAGGTGATTCCGCAAAGCATATACAAGAAAAAAAAATAAATAAAACTTTGTTCCCTAGTAGTTTTTTTAGTTGGCCTGTTCATTTGCACCATTGCAGGAAAACCGGGTTAACTATAGGTGCTGTTCACAATTTGTGCAATGCTGTTTTGTGGCAGTACCACGGCGAATGAAGGTATAATGTTTTAGACCCCTTGGTCGGGGTTTGGTGGTAGGGTTTCACATGCACACTGGCGGGACTGCCCCGTTCGACCAACTTCCGAAAGGAAGAGTGTGCAGGTGAAGCCTTTTTTTATGGGCAAATCTTGAAGCATTACCCGCATCACATCGGAGATTTCGATAAAGCCACAAGGCATTTGACGCGCATTGAGCGCAGCATATATCGTGATTTGATCGATCTTTACTACGACACAGAGCAGCAGCTACCGTTGGATACCCAATGGATATGCCGCCGCATAATCGCCCGCACCAACGAAGAGTCAACGGCCGTTGAACAGACGTTGAACGAGTTTTTTACAAAAACACCTACAGGGTGGTATCACGCACGCTGCGAAGAGGAGATTGAAAGATACCGATCAAATAATTCGCAAAAAGCCATGGCTGGCAAGGCTTCTGCGGCTGCAAAAGCCCACAAAATTCAACAAGCGCTCAACGCACGTTCAACGGACGTTGGAACAGACGTTGAACGTGCGAGCAACGGCACTCCAACTAACCAAGAACCAAGAACCAATAACCATAAACCAATAAATAATACAAGCTCTATCGCGCCGCCTGACGGCGTATCGCATTCTGTCTGGCAAGATTTCAAGACTTTACGAAAAGCAAAAAAATCACCCATCACGCCATCCGCGATTGATGGAATACGCCGGGAGGCATCAAAGGCCGGGTGGTCGATTGAGGACGCGCTTAGGGAGTGCTGTGCGAGGGGCTGGGCCGGGTTTAAGGCTGAATGGGTAGCAGGCAACCATTCTCGCGATAGCGAGCCATCTTGGCGAAGAGAGGAGCGTGAGCGCATGGAGGCTGCGGTGCCAAGGCTGGCGGCTAGGAGCAGTGTAATTGCCGCAGAAACTTTTGAAGCAGAGGTAAGCAATGTCGTTGCCATTGGCTTGGGTTGATCGAATTTGGGAGAAGCTATCCGTGACTTATGGGGCTGAGTTCTTGAGCCGGTGGCGGGGGTTTGATTCGACTGCAATAAACGCCGTAAAGTCGGATTGGATGAACGAGCTTTCTGCATTTGAAAATGCGCCGCATGCGATTGCGTTTGCTTTGGCAAATTTACCAGAGAAGCCGCCAAATGTGGTTGCTTTTAAGGCCATATGCAGGCTGGCCCCGTCGGCGGAGACCCCAGCATTGCCAGGGCCCAAGGCAGACCCAGCAAGGGTGAAGGCAGAGCTTGCGAAGTTATCCGATCTGAGGGCATCGACTGTGCAAAAATCGAATGGCAGGGACTGGGCGCAAAGGATTATTCAGCGAGTCAAGGCTGGGGAAAAGATAAGCCCAACAGTTGTGCAGATGGCGATGGCTAGTATTCGTGGAGAGTAAAGTCTGAAAAGTTCAGCATATATGTTTTATCAACTGAAACAGAACAATCAACTGAAGGTGTGCAAAGAATGTCAAATATCATTGGAAGTCCCGAATTACGCACTATTTTGCCCGGCTTGCATTTATTGCGGGGCAAGGATTATTCAGCAATTGGCCCGACTGCCAATATCCAAATCGGAGTGCAGCACCAGGCGCGCAGCAATGTTGAAAGTTTGGATGGACTACGGGCACAGCGAGGCGGAGATACGCAGATTGGTGAAAGGGCCAATGGCAATTGGCCCGGTGCAATCTACGGAGTCCGAGCCCCCGATCCGGCAGAAACGCCGCTGAGTTGGTCTGAAGTTCATGTTTTACGGAGTATTAAATGACAAATTGTGTTGCCAAAAACAAAGAATTGTTAAAGTTTGCAGCTAAAGCCGCCGGGGGTAACTTTGAGCTTGACGTATTTTTTACAATTGACGGGGAAGAAAACGGGGATCATGAAACATGGAATCCACTTGAAGACAATGGAGATGCGCTAATGCTGGCTGTAAAAGTTGGTTTAGATGTAAGAATAAATCATCGCTTAAAAGAAATACATATTTATTCTGAAAATGGTTTTTGGTGGGAAAAACAAAAAGATGACGCATTGGCAGCAACTCGACGCGCAATAGTTTGCGCAGCCGCTGAAATAGGAAAGAGAATGAAATGATAATTAAATTGCCTTTTCCAGCGCATGAGCTATTTCCAAATAGGAAAAACGGAAAACATTGGAGCGCCACTTTGAGGGCAAAGCAAAAACAAAGATCAGAAGCATTTGTCATTACTGCCGCAGCCTTTCGCAAAGATTTTGAGATAACTCAAAAGAAAAAAGAATGGCCTGTAGGAGATATACCTTTGTCTCTTGTTTACCTTACGCCTGACAAACGCAAACGTGATGCGGACAATATGCTGGCAGCTAGTAAAGCAATGATTGATGGAATGGCACAAGCGCTTGGAATAGACGACAGCCGATTTAGGCCAATTCTGGTGGACTGGGTACAAGGCCCACAAGAAGGCGGGCTATTGGCCGCTTTAGGAGTTGAAATTATTAGTGGAGTATCTTATGAGCTTACAACAAAGAAATAACCTGACCGATGGGAACGCTGCTCCAGAGCGCATATACGAATGGCAACACACCCAAATGGGCGTAGCACGACATTACGGCGGCATAAATTACAACGGATACAGCTATTTAATCGCGTTTGAAGAGCCCGGAACACCATTGGTTCGGGCCGATGTTTTGGCGCGCAATGGAAGGGCAAAGAGGTGTGCTTCAAGGCAAGCATCCAAGGCTTCGCAGATGGACTTGCTGTGACGGTGAGTGGCGAAGCTGCCATTTAAAAATATTTTCAAAAAATCCTTGCAAGGTCTTAAAAGTGTAGTATGATCACTTCCATGGACTGCGCAAAGCAGTCCGCCGACACCACCCGGCAGGTGGCTCCTTCCAAGGAAATCAAAATGTTCTACGCAGCACGCATTCAAGCCAAAGATATCAATCCAGCATTTGGCACAGAAACCCACGTCGTAAAGTTCTACACAAAGGCTGATCGCGTTGGCTATTTGGCAAAGCACCAAGATGCACAGCCAATTACCTCGGCGCAGTCTAGGAGCATGAAGCCATGCTGGGGACTTGGATACACTATTCAAGACAAAGAATTGGACTGTGTGTACTTTGGTGTCATTATCAATAAGTAATGACAAATAAGCATTTCAATTGGCACAAATCGTGGTCGTTCGATGCGAGCGGCCACCTAGCCCACACCAGCGGACTCAAAGTGCTGGTGCGGGATGGCGATGGCTTCGCCGATCTGGAGACTGACGACGCAAGCGTGGTCATTTTCCGCGCCAGCGAGTCTGCCCGTGGTGTGCCTCCCCATCAGCTAGATGAGCGGCTTAAGCGGCTCATTAAAGAAGCGCAGGCCTTTTGGGGGCATTCGAATAAATATTGGCGGGGTCGTATTGACAAGATAAAGTGGCCGTCGCTGATATGACGGCCATACCCTGCTCAAGCGTAAGCATGCGCACCATGGCTGATGGAACTTTGAGACTATCGATAGACATAGAGCCCGTGCACGCACAAGACGCATTTAAGCTGTTTGCAGCGCCAGGCACACCGGCTGCAATTGCTGCGCTATCCAATGGCTATCTGTCTAAAAACAGCGAGAATCTAAACACATCAGTAGAACGTGTACATAAAACGCTAGAAATTAAACATGAAAAGCCAAAAGGCGGTGCACTAGCAAGGCTGGCAGCGATGTGGTGCAATGACCCTAATTTTTGGGAGTGGCTTGAAACCGACCCAAGTAACTTTTGCCACAGCAAAAACGGCGCAGCAGCTTGTTTTTGTAATGGAATGTAAAATGTCAAACCCATAAGTTGTAAAATTTCACTAGAAAAATGATAGAATAAATTATGAGCTTAAACCATAAACAACAATTATTTGTGCAGGAATACTGCAAAGACTTCAATGCAACACAAGCGGCAATCCGCGCAGGTTTTTCGGAAAAAGCTGCGGGTCAAATTGGGCATGAACAACTAAAAAAACATGAAATACAGGCAGCAATTGACGAATACAAGGAAAAAATAGCAACTTTGGCCGAGATTGATGCGGCCTGGGTGCTAAAGCAATGGAAACAAATTGCCACGGCTGATGCTAATGATTTGATGCAATTGCGCCGTGGGTGCTGCCGCCATTGCTATGGAATAGGGCATGCTTACCAATGGACTGAGGCAGAATTTTTGGCGGTTCAAAATAAATGCATAGAGCTGGGCAAAGAACCGCCGGATTCAAGTGGTGGCATGGGGTTTGATGTAAACGCAGAAATAAACCCAGATTGCCCAGAATGCGGTGGATTAGGGCAGGAACTTGTGCATTTTGAGGATACGCGCAAACTTAAGGGCGCGGCCCGCAGGTTGTATGCTGGCGTGCAAAAAACAAAGGACGGTATAAAAATACTTACCAGAGACCAGGATTCTGCCTTGCTTAACATCGCCAAATATATTGGCATGCTGGTCGAGAAAAAAGAGATCAGCGGCCCCAACGGGGGCCCTGTGTCAATGTCTCACATTACGGCGGACGATCTTACTGATGACCAATTGGCGGCTATTCTTAAGGTGGACGAGCAGGATTAAGAATGATTGGCAAAAAAGAGGCGGCGGCAGAGTTATTGCGCCGCAGGGCTGCGCGCACAAACCTTGCTGAGTACATTAGATACACCACCAAATGCTATGTGCGCTCTGGCTTTTCTAATGCCGTTTGCGCAGCTTTAGACAAATTCATCTTGGATATGCAGTCCGGCATACGCCCGGTGCTGATTTTGCAAGCCCCACCTCAGCATGGGAAAAGCGAGATTGTTAGCCGTAAATTGCCAGCTTATTTACTTGGCAGATTCCCTGATTGGCGCATCGCTGCTGCCAGCTATTCTGCAACTTTGGCGGATTCTATGTCTTTGGACGTGCGCAGGAATTTAATATCTCCGGAGCATTTAAGGCTATTTCCAGCGCCGGATGTAAAAAGCAAATACAAAATAGACCGCAACGGCGAATTCTCTTCTCCAAACGGCGCTGGCAGTTATATTGGGGACGGTGTGGGCGGCGGTTTTACTGGCAAAGCTGCTGATTGTTTTATTATTGATGACCCAATAAAAAACGCACAAGAGGCATTAAGCTCAACAATAAAAGAAAGTCATTGGAATTGGTATCAGTCCACAAGTAAGACTCGCATGTCTGCCAATTCTGGGCAGATTATTATGGCGACAAGCTGGTCAGAAGATGATTTACCTGCAAGAATTGCATCATTACATAAAGGCGATCCACGCCTAACAATACTTAGATTCCCGGCCATAAATGAACCGGGAGAAACTGGATACAACCCAGAATTGCCGCGCGGGCCTTTAATACCAGAGCTGCACCCATTGTCGCAATTGATGGAGTTTAAGGCGGAACTATCAGATTACTGGTGGTCTGCCATGTTTCAGCAGTCCCCGAAATCATTGGGAGGCAACGTATTCAAGGAAAGTGGCCTGCGCTATTATCTGCCAAAAGACCTGCCTGCTAAATTTGATAAAGTGGTGGCATCATGGGATTGCACATTCAAAGATACTGACGGCACAGACTTTGTAGTGGGGCAAGTGTGGGGCAAGTCCGGTGCGAACTCATACTTACTAGCCCAAGTCCGTGAGCGAATGCGTTTTACAAAAACAATCAAGGCAGTGGTCGATATGCGTAATGCATGGCCCAAGACTCGCGAGATATTGATTGAAGACAAAGCTAACGGCCCTGCGGTGATTGACACCTTAAAATCAAGCGTGCCGGGAATTATCCCAATTGAGCCGGATGGCTCTAAACTGGCCCGCGCTCACGCCATTACATCGTATTGGGAAGCTGGCAATGTGTGGCTACCTCATCCTGAGCTTTCTCCATGGGTGAAGGATTTAGTTTCAGAACTAACCGCCTTCCCGGCTGCGGCTAACGATGATCAGGTGGATGCGCTTACGCAGGCTTTGCGCAGGCTGTACCCGATATTCAATAAATTAAAAATATCTCAAGGCGTGCTAGACAAGGCCATGCGAAAATAATTTCGCAAAATAATTATTTAATTTTGTGTAAAATACAAAAATGGACAAAATCAAACGCCCCGTAGGTCGCCCCCGTAAAACCCAAGTGCCCGAAAAACCAAACACCATTAAAGGCGAGGGGCTAAGAATTGCCGCTATTCGTGCGCGTTCAATTGCTGCTGATAGTGGCAATATGAAGCCGTATTCGTATCCAATACAGCCGCCTAAATTGGCTCCGGGGGTTGTGCCTGTTGGAGCGTCTGCTCCGGTTTTGGCGATGGACTACAACCCTTATACGTTTGCGTCAGAGGCATATCCGGGCGGTGGATTCCCGGGGTTTCAATATCTTGCGCAGCTTGCTACTCGGGCTGAATATCGCGCATTCGCATCTACATTGTCCACAGAAGTTACCCGCGAGTGGATCAAATTTACAAGCAAGCAAGATGACGCGGGCGACACCGCAGAAAAAATCAAACAGATTGAAGAAGAATTCAAGCGGTTAAACATTCGCGGGGTAATTCAACGCGCCGTAGAACATGATTGCTATTTTGGGCGTGGGCAGATATTCCTGGACATTCAAAATGGCGACAGAAAAACCCCGCTTATCCTTGACCCGCGCACTGTAAAAAAAGGCAGCTTAAACAGTGTTTCAACCGTCGAGGCAGTTTGGACTACACCAAGTGGTTACAACGCCCTAGACCCGGCGGCACCAGACTTTTACAAGCCTCATGGGTGGTTCATGCTTGGGCAGCAAGTGCATTCTTCTAGGCTTATGACTGTGGCTACAAGGCAATTGCCAGACATATTAAAACCTGCTTTTAACTTTGCAGGAATGTCGCTGTCTCAATTGGCAGAGCCATATGTTGATAATTGGTTGCGCACACGGCAAAGTGTAGCCGACTTGATAAACAATTTTTCAATCACTGTTTTATCAACGGCTATGGATCAAGTGCTTCAGGGCAATGATGATGGAACTGATCTGTTCGCCCGTGCTGATTTGTTTACAGCAACCCGCAGTAATCGCGGGCTTATGCTTTTAGACAAAGAGCGTGAGGAATTGGTACAGGTAAATACGCCGCTATCTGGGCTGCATGAATTGCAAGCTCAGTCACAGGAACACATGTGTTCAGTGAGCCGCACCCCCGCAGTTGTTCTCACTGGCATATCACCAAGCGGCTTAAACGCTTCCAGCGAGGGCGAGATAAGGGTCTTTTACGACTGGATCGCAGCGCAGCAAGAAGCCTTCTGGCGTGAGCCCATAGAAACCATTATGAAGGTGGTGCAGCTATCTTTGTTTGGTGAAATAGACCCTGATATTGGGTTTGATTTTGTACCGCTTTACCAAATGACACCGAAAGAATTGGCAGAAATTCGCCAGACTGATGGGGCAACGGACTGCGCATATATAGCGGCTGGGGTGATTGACCCATCCGAAGTGCGCGATAAGCTGGCAAAGTCACCAGATAGCGGATACAACGGGCTTGATACGGATATTGAAATAGTGCCTCCTAATGAGACTGTTGATGAGGAAAGTATTTCTGCCATGGATGCGGAGTTTAGAGAAGAAGATCATCCACGCGCTGAAAATGGGCAATTCGGATCTGGTTTAACTGGACGCTGGGATCGTGAATATGTTCTTGAAGATTGGACGGAATTAAATTTAAATGATCTAATGGAGTCTATTAAAAACCCAGATTTTGAACCAAAACAAGCTCATGATAAAAGCGTTAGCGAAGCGCAACATAAAGCCATGGAAGCGGCGGCACATGGTGAATCTACGCTTGGTATTCCAAAAGAAGTCGGCAAAGAGTTTGTAAGTAAAGACATTAACTAAAAAAATAAAACAATGAATAGTATTTCTTTTAAAATTGCTCAATGCGGTGTTTTAATAGATAGAACCTTGTCTAAAAATGATTGGATTAAATATGCTTTTGATGATAAAGTGTATAAATTTTCAAAAATAAAAGCATTATCAATTGTTAATCAAAAAGTAAAAGTCAGTGGCGAAGTATGGCTTGATATAAGAGCTGTTGAGCCTTGTGAGGCACCAATTAAAATAGTTGAAATGGTTAAAAAACATAAACTATCAAAAATTATTTCCCAAAATAATAAAAAAACTTGCAAAAACATTGATTGGAATGATAGTGATAAAGTGCCATGAAAAAGCGTGAAGTTGTATTGCGCAATGTGGCCACAAATCGTGGAATTGAGGCAAAATATCGAAAAGCCCTCCAACGCATGATTGCAGAAATGCATGGTTCAATCGAGTATTGGCTAACTGCGGGCTATCGTAAATATCCGCCACGCATGGCCGGATTGGTAGAGCAGGCGCAGGATGCTGCAATTCCAGGAGAAAACGCAAAGTTTTTGCAAGGATATGCAAGCGCATACAGCCCTGCCGCCAAAATCAAGAAAATACTAGACAATCTGGCAAAGCGCTGGATTGATAAATTCGAGGAGTCGGCCCCAGTAATTGCTGATGCTTATTTGAAAAGCATGTTTAAGGCTAGCGACAATTCTTTTAATAAAGCGCTAAAAGATGCCGGGTGGGCGGTGGATTTCAAAATGACCCAGACCGTGCGTGATGCTTTTACAGCATCGCTTGAGGAAAATGTGTGGCTTATAAAAACCATTCCACGAAAGTATTTTCAAGAAATTCAAGGCATTGTTATGCGTTCATACAGCGCAGGCCGCGACCTTCAAACAATGGTAAAAGATATACAGGAGTTGTACTCGGCTATTGGGAACCGCGCAGTATTGATAGCCAGAGATCAATCAAACAAAGCCAATGCGGTAGTTACCCGTGCCAGACAATTGGAACTTGGAATAACCGAAGCAATATGGTTGCACTCGCACGCTGGCAAAAATCCAAGGCCGGATCATGTTGCGGCAAATGGAAAAAAGTATAAAATAGCCGAAGGATGTAAAATATCTGGTAAGTTTATACAGCCAGGTGAAGAGATAAATTGCCGTTGTACAAGTCGTCCAGTATTGCCAATATAAAGGTAAAAAATGTCAGGGACAGAAGTTTTATTAAACAACAATGCTGTTGCGCAAGGAATTGTTGTTCTGGATAATAATGGAACAAATGCTTTTGGAAACCAAAGTGATAGCCTTGGTTTAACTGATTTGCAGCTACGCGCATCACCCGTAGCAACTTCAATTGCAACAACTCAAAGATTGGCAAGCGCATTTAGAAAAACCGATGCAAGCCAAATTTCTGCTGGCAAAAAAAGCGTAAGCTTTGCAAACTCAGGAACTGCAAACGCCACTATTACATCTGCAAATACTGTATTAAAACCAGGAGAAATTATTAACTTTGTAGCGCCAAGTAATGATACTTTGGCCGCCATACAATATGTTGCCACTGGGACTGAATTATTGATAGCGGTAGTTGAATAATGTCAACAATTACTTTGCCAGTATCTGCGGATATATCCTCTTTGATTAACATTGATTCGCCACAAACAAGTGGCGGATTTTCTTATCCATTGCCATTAGTAACCACATCAAATAATAGAACCGGGAATCCTGCCGATGCAAACAAAGTTGACATCATGGCATTTACAGCAAGAGTTGTTTATACAGATAATGAAACTCTTAGGGTAGAAAATAATTGGTCTTTCGATGCAATACTTGGCTGGACTCCAGCATGGCCCGGTGGGGCATTGCAGGCCGCTACATATTTATGTTTTACGCCTGATTTTTCCACAAAAGACACAACAAAAAAACTAAAAATTGTAGAAAATACAACCTACGTTCAATTTTTGCCAATAGAAGTTAAGCATTGCGCTGTTTATGGCATTTTGACTAGAGATACTGGTACAGGGCTAATTGATGGAACAGTCCCCGCAAACGTGGCATTTTTTAGATTAAACCCAGGCGCAATTAGTGATTTTGACCGCTCTAAAATGTGGTATTCTGGGTCAATAAAATCTAATGGGTATAAAATCACTGGCGAAACTTCTCCGCCTGTAACTGGTGCATTTTTTAGACTTGCGAATGGTTCTGCGCTTACGCTTGGTAGAAATCAAGACAACGATCAATTTGATACATGTTTTATATCTGATGATCCAATTGTGACTGGCGGACAAGCAAACGCCTCAATAAATTTTTGTGGTAGAGGCGTAGCCGATGGCATAACAAACGGCGGACAATTTATAGATCGAAAAGCTGGCACGTTAGCAACTGCGAATTTGGCTTTATATGAGCCAAACGCAGCCATGACATTGGCAGACTTGCAGCCAATCCCATCAAACAAATGGGTTGTTCACAAGATTCTATATTTCCCAGCGTCAAGGCTTTTTTGCCTGGCTGCTGATGCAATAAGTTATACTTCTGCCGCAAATGCTATTCAAGCGCAACATATATATGATACATCGCCATATAATACGTTTAACAAATGGCTGCCAACGTTGCATTTAGGTTATATAGCGGCTCAATCAAATTTTGTAGCGTCGGCGACTTGGGCATCAAATGCTGGGCGATACCAATTTTATGATGTTAATAAATTGCCGTATAATGGCTAATTAAAATGAGTGATTTGCTTTTTGCTTTTGATAAATCCGCTCGACGGGTGGATGCGGATGGCCGTCTTCATATTGAACGTTCTCACATATCAAAAGCCGCCGTAAATCCATATTACGGGCGAGAAATTCCTGGCTACCAAGAATTGGGACTTGTGCCAGATAAAGTGTATAGGTTGCTGCGTGACCCCGTAGAGCTTGAGCGAGCCGCACCTACCTTTGCGCGACTGCCCATTTTGTCGAAACATGTGCCTGTTACGGTAGATGCCCCTAGACCAGATTTGGTTATTGGTGCTGTTGGTTCTGAAATAGAATTTGTTTTTCCTTATTTGGATGCTGACACTTGTGTGTGGGATAGCAATTCAATTGTTGGAATTGAAAATAACCAAATTAGAGCATGGTCATGTGCTTATAGATATGTTCCAATTATGGAGCCCGGTATATTTGAAGGGCAAGCATATGATGGGAAAATGACTAAAATTGAAGGTAATCATCTGGCGTTGGTGGAAGTCGGACGCGCCGGAAGTGATGTAATTGTGTCCGACTCCAGTCCATTTAATTACAAGGAATCCGCTATGAAGATGACCAAACTGGGCAAGGCCCTTTTTGCGGCTCTCAGCGCGGCCTCTCCAGCGTTGGCAGCGGATTCCGCTTTGCCTGCATTGGTAGGCCCCGCTAACCGTAAAAACTTTAATAAGAGCGACATCAAGGCCAAGTTATTGGCTATGGATGCCACTCTTAATCCGCAACAATTAGACAATGTAATTGATGCATTGCTAGATGTTGAACAAGAGCCAAAAGCAATTGAACCGCCTCAAGCCGCAGCCGCTGACGCATCGCCCGCTGATAAATTGCGGCAATTGCTGGCAGGCAAAGTAGATGGTTCTGTAATTGAAGAAGCCTGCGCTTTGTTTGCCGCACCCGCAGAGGATTCTGCCGATTACGCTGAGAAAAAGGACGATAGCATGAAAAAAGAAGATGTTGCTGCTGCCATGGACGGCCTGCGCAAAGAGATGCGCGAAGCTGAAGAGGCCCGCCGTGACGTGCGCAATGTGGTGGGCGATGTTATTGGCATGGATTCCGCCGCTGACGTGTATGGCTTTGCATTGGATCATCTAAAGATCGACCGCAAAGATGTGCAAGGCGCACCTGCTTTGCGTGCACTTTTCAAAGTGGCATCCGCACAAACTTACAAACAAGCCCCTCAAATTGCACAAGATGCAGGCGGGTTGCTTGAAAAATTCCCGGCTGCTGGCCGATTCCGTAACGCTTAAAAGGAGTAACCATAATGAGCGGTTTTCAAACACAAGTCAATCTGACTCCGGCACCTGCGGTTGCTGGCAATTTTGCATCTGCAAACCCCAGGGCCACAGTTCTTGCTGGCCCCGGCGGTTTGGTGGCTGGAGCTGGCGGCGTGACCGTTGGCAAGTTCGCATGGGTAGATACCGATGGCGTAACCGTGCGCAGCCGTGGCACTGCCGCTAAGGCTCCGTCCGGGTTTGTGCATCGTGAGCAACAAGGCTTGATTACTCAATACCTTGGCGAAGCCACAATGAACGTGCCCGTAGGCTTCCCTGTAGTATTGCATAACGAAGGCGACTTCTGGGCGGTTAACGCTGGCGCTGGTGCGTTCTCTGTAGGCGATGCTGTTTATGCAAACTATGCCGATGGTTCTGCGGCGCAATCAGCAGCCACCAATGCTACTGCCACAGGCTCTATGGGCGCTACGTTCACAGCCACAGGCTCTGGCACTAATCTGACCGTATCCGCAGTGACCGGAGTAATCACCCCTGGCGAAACCCTGGGCACTACTACAGGCATCCCCGCAGGCACCACCATCGTATCGCAAACTAGCGGTACTACTGGCGGCGCTGGCGTATATGTGACTAGTGTGGTCACAACGATCTCTGCTGCAACTGCTACCAGCTTTGGAACAAAGCTAACAGTCACTGCGGTGGCATCTGGCAGTTTGGATGTGGGCGAATCAGTAACTGGCACTGGCATTCCTTCAGGTGCTGTTATCTCTTCACAAATCTCTGGCGCGACCGGTGGTGTGGGTACGTATGCGCTGAGTCTGCCTGCGACGGCTTATGCAGCATCTACCACCGTGACCAGTGTTGGCGGCGTGGCGGCTACGGGCTGGAAGGCTCAATCCGCCGCCGCTGTTGGCGAGCTTGTAAAAATTTCTACTTGGGGTTAAAACATGAATCCGATTCTTCAATCTTTGAGTGAGCGTGCGGGTGTCCACTTTATGGGCCAACCCAATGTGGATTTTCAATCTGCCAACGCATCTTTGCGCTTGGCGCATGATGGCTTTGCTTGCGATGCCCAGCCGTCGCTTGTGACCGTCAGCAACTCTGGCATCCCGGCCTTCCTTTCAACTTTTATTGATCCAAAGCTGATTGAGGTTTTGGTGTCGCCCATGAAGGCTGCCGAAATTGTCGGTGACGAGGCCAAAAAAGGCGACTGGACTACCAAGACCGCAATGTTCCCGCTAGTTGAATCCACCGGCGAAACATCGTCTTATGGAGATTATAGCGAAAACGGTAGCGCCAGCTCCAATTTCAACTTCCCGCAGCGCCAGAGCTATCACTACCAAGTAATGACGCAATGGGGTGAAATGGAGCTTGAAACTGCTGGACTTGCACGGATTGATTGGGCAAACCGATTGAATATCGCTTCTATTTTGACTTTAAATAAATATCAAAATAAGACATATTTTTTTGGCGTGGCTGGGCTGCAAAATTACGGGTTGCTAAACGACCCATCTTTGTCTGCTGCTATTGTTGCAATTACCAAAACCTCAGGCGGTACAGGTTGGAGCGTTGCTACTGCTCAAGAAATCAATGCTGATGTACAAAAGTTGTATAAACAATTGCAAACTCAGGCTGGTGGCTTGGTAGAACTTGATAGCAAGATGACTCTTGCAATGTCTCCAATTTCTGAGGTTTATTTGACCAAAACCACTGATTTTAATGTCAATGTGTCGGACATTCTGAAAAAGAATTTCCCCAATTTGACAATTAAAACAGCACCAGAATACTCAACAACTTCTGGCGAACTTGTGCAATTGATTTTGGACGAAGCCGAGGGCCAAAAAACTGCGTCTTGCGCTTTTACTGAAAAGCTGCGCGCTCATCCTATTGTTGTACAAAGCTCTTCTTTCAAACAAAAGAAGTCCCAAGGCACATGGGGCACTATTATTTTCCGCCCCGCATTTATTGCGCAAATGCTAGGCGTGTAAAATACTTGGCAAGTAACAACCCGGGGGCCTCGGCCTCTGGGCTTTTAACATAAACTGGAGAGTTTGAAAAATGGCTAAATCTATTGTTGTGGGCTGCAAATTGCCCCATGGAATTATTATTGAGCATCCTGCAAACGCAGCTCAAAAAGTAGAATTAAAAGGCGCTAATTCAACTGTAATTATCGGCGCACAATATGGCACTACCCAAGTCGATGAGGAATTTTGGACACAATGGGGAGCTGCCAACAAAGATTTCCCAGCACTGAAATCTGGCGCTATTTTTGTTGCAAAAAACAACAATGAAGTGGCAGCTATTGCTGAGGAATTCAAAGACCGGGAAACTGGCTTTGAACCAATGAGCACTGATGGCAAAGACAAACGCGCTAAAGGCGTAAAAACAAGCTCTACTAAAGACGAGTAAACAATGACCGCCGTCGTATTTGACCCGGCGGCGTTTAAGGCCCGCTATCCAGAATTCTCCGCAGTGTCTAATCAGACGCTGCAATTCTGCTTTGATGAGGCGGGCCTTTATCTTTCCAATGAAAACAATTCGCCCGTGCAAAATGTGACTAGGCGGGCAGTATTGCTTAATATGCTGACTGCGCATATTGCATTTATTGGTGGAAAGTTAAGTGCAGACGGCATGCCTAGGCCAGTTGGCCGCACCTCTAATGCTAGCGAGGGTTCCGTATCTGCTGGCTTTGAATACCTCACCCCAGGCACTTACGCATGGTTTGTTCAGTCCCAATATGGGGCCGCATTCTGGCAAGCCACAAGCGCATTGCGCGGCTTTAGATACCGCGCCCAACCAACGGTGTACTAATCATGGCATCGCACGCATTACGCGGCTCTGATAAGGTGTCAAAAGCATTATCAGACATCGCCAAAAAAATGGGTGGTGGAAGCATGTCTGTAGGATTCCCAGAGGGGGAAATTTACCCAGACGGAACGCCTGTAGCGGCGGCGGCATATTGGAATGAGTTTGGCACATCTACCATTCCAGCGCGGCCATTTTTCAGGCCAATGATTGCCGCAGAATCTCCAAAGTGGCCCAGCACAATGGCAAAACTTGCAAAGGCCACCAATTATGATGGCGAGCGTGTTTTGGCAATGATGGGCGAAGATATAGCTGGGGCATTGCGGCAATCAATACGAGATGTTGACGGCCCAGCATTGTCTCCAATAACTCTAATGATTAGAAAAATGGTTGGCAATAACAGAGAATTGATTTCTGGAAAAATGGTTGGAGAAGCCGCTGCCAAGGTTGCCAAAGGGGAAACTGGGGCAACTGGTACGCAAGCAAAACCATTGGACTGGACTGGCAAAATGTTAAGTGCTCCGGCTTATAGCGTTAACAACGGCCCTTTTAATAAAGTTGCATAAAAATGGATTTACGCAGCATTGCCAATTCAGTTAGTAGCACAATCAATCCCAATGAAACTGTGAGTGTATTGCGTTCTACTGGCTACACTATAGGCGCGGGGGCTAGGCAAGTCCCATCTTATGCGGCGGCTGTATCTGGCCCTGCGCAAGTGCAGGCATTAGATGCTGATGATATTGCGCAGTTAGATGGTCTAAATATACAAGGCGTTATCCGTGCTATTTATTTGCGCGGCGTATTGGCCGGGGTTATTCGTCCCGATGGAACAGGCGGAGATATTATTAAGCGCAAAAACGATACAGAAACTTGGCTTGTGGTGCGTGTATTAGAAAGCTGGCCGGACTGGACTAAGGCTGCAATAGTATTGCAGGGCCAATAATGTATACCGCATCTATATCCGTCGATCAAGTTATTGATGCACTGGCAGCATTTTTGACCCCGTTTGTGCCTGGTGGTCAGATTGTGCGGGCTCAAGTAAACAGAGTCGCCTTACCATCTAATCCATGCTGCGTATTGACTGAAATACTGCAAGTCGATTTATCAGTCCCGGCAACACAATATCAGCCGCCCATTGCCCCTGTGCCCGCACTTGGCAGCGCCACAATATACGGCCCCTCTAGAATTGATGTCCAAATAGATTTTTATGGAGCCCAAGCTGGGGAATTTTGCAAAACTGCAAAAACGGCTTTTCGATCCGACTGGGGATTTACTCATTTCCCAGTAAATATAAAACCGCTTTATACGTCTGATGGTGTTCAATCGCCATTACTCACTGGTGAGCAACAATACGAAAGTCGATGGACGTTAACGGCTTCAATGCAATATAATCCGACTATTACGGTTCCTCAAGATTTCGCCGATACAATTACGCCTAAATCCGTAATTCCGGTGGATATTGTGTCGCCATAATTATGCGGTTCACAAATTTTATGAGGTACACAAATGACTATTCCAGCAAGTGACATTGTTGTAGTAAATCCCGGAGTCGTTGGTACTGGCGGCAATCCGCTGGCGCTTAATGGCGTAATTCTTTCTCAATCTACATATTTGCCCACTAATGCGGTGCAATCTTTTGCTAGCGCAGATTCTGTTAGTTCTTTTTTTGGCCCGTCTAGCACGGAGTATTCTCTGGCCCAGATTTACTTTTTGGGTTTTGATAATTCCACCGCGAAACCCGGCACATTGCTTTTCGCGCCATATGTCGCTACGGCCCGCGCTGCATGGTTGCAATCCGGCTCATTGTCTGGCATGACGCTCACGCAATTGCAGGCGCTGTCTGGTGTGCTTACCGTGACCATGAACGGCACTGTAAAAACGTCTACATCCATCAATTTGGCTACAGCGACTAGCTTTAGTGATGCCGCCACAAAAATCGCTGCCGGTTTTACAGCAGGCCCCACGGTTGCATGGGATGCCGTCAAGGCCGTATTTATCCTTACCTCTACCACCACGGGTGCAGCCTCGACAATCACCGAAGCCACGGGCACATTGTCTGCTGGATTGAAGCTCACAAGCGCCACTGGCATGTTGCTATCTCAAGGCGCAAACGTAGACACCCCAGTAACTTGCATGGACATGGTTAAAAGTAAAACCCAAAATTGGGTCAGCTTTATGACTATTTGGGAGCCATTGATTGCAGACAAAACAAATTTTGCAGTCTGGACTAATGCGCAGAATCAGCGTTATGTATATGTAGTTTGGGACTCTGACGCGCAAGCTGCGGTAAACGGCTCTACTACAAACTTTGGGTATTTGGCAAAATCCGCAGGTTACGATGCAGTCGAACCTGTATATAACAATGCAGCAATTGCAGCTCTCCAACTTGGATTTTTTGCATCAATTGATTTTAGCCAAACAAACGGACGTATTACTTCTGCTTTCAAATCTCAAAGCGGGTTTATACCAACAGTAACAGACCAACAAACATCGGTGAATTTGCTTGCAAATGGATATAGTTATTATGGAGCTTATGCCACAGCAAATGATGGAAGGAATTTTTTATATAACGGGCAAATAACTGGCAAATGTAAATGGGCAGATACATTTGTAAATCAGGTATATTTGAATAGTCAATTGCAGCTTGCGTTGTTGTCGTTGCTTACAAGCGTAAATTCTATTCCTTACAATGAATCCGGCTATAGTTTAATTCGCGCTGCAATGATTGACCCTATCAATTCTGCATTGAATTTTGGGGCCATCCGCACTGGCATTGATATGTCTGAATTACAAAAGGCGCAAGTAAATCAAGCGGCGGGCCGCGATGTATCTACCACCATCCAGCAGCAGGGCTATTATTTGCAAGTGTTAGACCCAGGCGCACAAGTGCGAGGCAATCGGGGCACGCCGATTATCAATTTCTGGTACACCGATGGCGGCGCGGTTCAAAAAATCACCGTTGCTTCTATCGACATAATGTAATAAGGGGATACCATGGCAGATACTACTATCACAAGCGCAAACAGCGTCTTCACACTTGTTATCGCTGGGTTATTCCCGGCCCCGGTTCAGCTACAAGGTTACGCTAGCGACAAAGCGTTCACCACCGAGGCCGTAGACTTGGCGGAGGTGCAGATGGGCGTAGACGGTCGTATGACCGCTGGCTTTGTGCCTAATCCGGTCAAGCAAACCATTACATTGCAAGCCGATAGCCCAAGTAAAGACATTTTTACAGCACTTATTCAAGCTACCAAATCGGCCCGTGAAGTGTTTTATGTATCTGGCTCTATTGCTTTACCCTCTACTGGCGAATCGTTCACTTTGACCCGTGGCATTCTTACTAATGCGAAACAAATTCCTGATGCGCAAAAAGTATTGCAGCCAGTGGATTATGTAATTACATGGGAAAGCGTCAATAGATCATTGCTGTAAAGCAAGTCAGTTCGCCCCCGGAAGGCCCAAAAAGCCGCGTTGCCCTCTCCCAGCGCACGCCGGGGGCACCTTAATTAGGAGAGGAAAACCGTTACGGAGAGGTAACATAAATGGAAAACCGCGTTATATCTGCTCATGATATTGGGCCAGAGCTATGCAAACATTTTGGGATCAATCCAAGTAAATGTGCGGAAATAAATATCAATATAAAAAATGGTATTGTTCAATTTGTTTTTTCACAAATGGCTAGCTTTTCACAAAAAGATGAGATTATTAAAATCTTAACGTCTTGCGAAAAAACGGAGGTTTGAATGGCACGCGCGACACTAAATTACACGGTCACAGATGATGGCAGGGACAAAAACAAAGTATTTGTTCTAACCGAACTTCCTGCTAGCAAAGCAGAATCATGGGCCATGCGCGTTTTGCTGGCTATGATGTCTGGCGGAGTGCAAGCACCCGCTGGGTTTGAAAAAATGGGTGTTGCCGCACTTGCTCAAATAGGCATTAAAGCATTGGTTGGCCTTAAATGGGAAGTGGCAGAGCCATTGTTGGCAGAAATGTGGCAATGCGTACAAGTAATGCCAGACCCAAATAAACCTCATGTTGTAAGAAATTTGATTGAAGAAGACATAGAGGAAATTGCAACACGAATAAAAATTCGCGCAGAAATTTGGAAACTGCACATGGGTTTTTTGAAGGCCGTCGCCCCCTCAATCTCCGCAGAATAATTGGTGACGGCCCGCAAAAAAACTATGCAGAATATGTAAATTTACCGTCAACAATAGCTACTTTGTTGTCAAAAAAAATGGCTACTTTGCATGAATTAGACACCGTGTATGGAGTGCAAGATGTCTATGACATGTTAGAAGTAATTACGGTAGACGATTACAATATGGCCTTATCCAGACAGGAATAAAATGGCAACCATTATTGACAGTTTGATAGTAACGCTAGGACTAGATTCGTCTGGGTTTAGCGCTGGAAAATCAAAAGTCGATAAAGCCTTAAAAGACACCGGCAATGAAGCTGACAAAGCTGGGGCAAAGCTAAAAAAGACCGGCAAAGATGGCTCTGAAGGCTTTGAAAGTGTAGCTAAAAGCGCCGTCAAGTTTTTGGCTGTAATAGGCGGCACAATGGCCGTCCAGCGCTTTGCAGAGCAGATGATCGAATCGTCTGCCGCACTAGATCGATTTTCCAAAAATCTAGGCGTTAGTGAAAACACCGTCTCCGCCTGGTCAAATGCCGCAGAGCTAGCGGGGGGCTCTGCACAGGGCTTGCAGGGCACTATGGATATGCTGAGTCGTGCGCAAACCGAATTACAGCTAACAGGCCAAAGCGGGCTTATTCCATATTTCTCAGCTCTCGGGATAAGCATGTCGGATGCAAACGGTAACGTCAGAGATGTTACTGAAGAATTGCTAGACATGGCAGACCGTTTTTCTAAAATGGAAAGGAAAACGGCCTACAACATGGGCGTTGGCATGGGGATCGACCCCGGCACTATGAACCTTTTGTTAAAGGGCCGCTCTGAAGTTGAATTGATGATTAAGCGCCAAAAAGAATATGGCGCAGTTACCAAAGAACAAGCCGAATCATCTAGCCGTCTTAAACTGGCAATGACAGATAGTCGCCAAAGTTTTGAGGCTTTTGGTAGAGAATTGCTATTGACGGCTGGCCCCGCACTTGAAAAGCTATTTTCAATTTTTCAAAGTTTTGGCAATTGGTGCAAAGAAAACAAAGAATTTATCAGTAATTTTTTAACCATTATTGGTGTTGGTTTGGCAGGTATTGCAATAGCCACAATACCAATCAATCTAACCGCTACCGCAGTTTTAGGGCTAGCTGCGGCAATTGCTGCTTTGTGGCAAGATTATCAAACGTGGAAACGCGGCGGCGACAGCTTCATTGATTGGGGAAAATGGGAGCCGGGCTTCAAGCTGGCCAGCAATGCGATTCGCTGGCTTAAAGACGCTTTGGGGGACATTATTTACCGTGCCATTGCCGCAGCCGACATGCTGGCTGCCGTTTTTTCTGGCGACTGGAAGCGTGCCAAATTTGCGGTAGGCGAATTTATCAGCGGCAACGGCAAGAAGTATGGCGAAGAAGCTCCGACCCCGGCGGGCAGCACTTCATCTGCGGCAATGGCCTACTTTCAGGCGCAAGGCTGGTCTAAGGAGCAGGCGGCTGGCCTGGCTGCCAATATCAGCCGCGAATCAAATTTCAATCCATCCGCTGTGGGCGATAACGGCAAAGCATACGGCATTGGGCAATGGCATCCAGACCGTCAAGCTGAATTCAAGAAGCGTTTTGGCAAAAACATTCAAGGGTCTACCTTTGAAGAACAAATGGCCTTCATGCAATACGAATTGACGCAAGGCAACGAGCGCAAGGCCGGTAACATTTTGCGTGGGACCACCGGGGCAGCGGAAGCCGCTGGGGTAGTGTCCACGCACTACGAACGACCCGCCGACAAGGCCGGGGAAGCCGCGAAGCGCGGGCAACTGGCGCTTGCCATGCTTGGGGGCATCCCAGGCGCTTCACAGGCCGCATCCGGCGCGGGCGCTGCGCAGATGGCTTTGTCAAAATCTGGTGGCGGGGTGCAAGCTGGCAATAGAAGTGTAGAAACAAATATCGGCGAAATTAAGGTGTACACTGCGGCCACTGATGCTACTGGAATTGCTAGGGATGTCGGGCAATCTATGGAATACCTTTTCACTGCCCAGGCTAACTACGGGATGGCTAACTAATGCCAACTATACCTTTCCCCGATGTGCCTAACGTGCCTGGTGTTCCTGCAATACCGCGTTCGCCCAATTTCCCCCCGACAATCCGCGCGGCCCTTGGCTTGGTGCAGGGCTTTCTATGGAGTTTGGTTCAAGTTGAATCGCAATGGGGAATTTTTGATTCAAACGGCAAAGCTCTGGGCGATCCATCAAAGTTTAGCGGCCTAACAAATTCTGCCCTATCATCTGTAGGAATTGGAGCCACACTTTCTACAGGGTCTGTTGATTATTCCAAAGAAACAAAGGTGAGTGATTTTCCAATTGAAAAAGGCAGTTTTTCCAGTTACAACAAAGTTGAATCCCCGGCGGCCCCCGTAGTGACTCTTTGTTTTTCCGGTAGCAAAAGCGAACGCACTACATTTTTAGATGCTATTGATCTTGCATGCAAATCCACCGATCTATACAGCGTTGTAACTCCAGAAAAGCAATACATTGGTTATAGCATAGAACGGTACAACTATCAGCGTCGTACCTCGCGGGGAGCTACTCTTTTAATTGTAGAAATAGCATTAAAAGAAATTCGTACTGTTTCTGCAACTTATGCAGAATCAGAAAAGCCAAAAGACGTTGGGGCCACTCCAAAATCTGATAGTGGAAAAGTGCAAGCGCAAACCGCACCACAATCTACCCTTTTGAACTTGGCTAAAAAATTGGGTATATCTAACTGATGCAAACAATACCATTACAAACAGTACCATCGCAATCTGTAAAATCTGTTTTGGGCGGTCAAAATGTTCAGATTGATATTTATCAAAAAACTCAAGGTATTTTTGTAAATGTAATTTCTGATGAAGTAGAGATCGTGTCTGGCGTACTGGCCCATGATGCTGTGGGGATTGTATGCCGAGAATACACTGGGTTTGTTGGGAACCTGCTTTTTAATGATACACAAGGCCGTTCAGACCCTACCTATGATGGACTTGGAACCAGGTTTGAATTGCTTTATTTGAATGACGTGGAATATGACCTCATTCGAAAATAAAAAGCAACTACGGTTTGTTATTACGCTAGGCACTGATAAGTTTGGCGAGACAAATAATGACCAGATCATCTTAGAAGGTTTCAGATCAGCCGTCGATATTGATAAAGCTGGCGGCATGATGATGGGCACGCTAAAGGCAAAAATCTTTGGTGTAAAACAAGATGATATGAACAGCATAACCACTTTGAGGTGGCGGCCAGATTATGCTATTAAAAACACGGTGCAAGTTATTGCAATTGACGGCAAAATAGAGACGCTTGTTTTTGCTGGCAACATTGTAAATGCTTGGGGTGATTACAAAAGCATGCCGGATGTGCATCTATATATAGAAGCGCAATCTTGCTATTTTAACGGGTTGCAACCTGTGCAACCGTTTAGCATAAAAGGCGGGGTTGACGTGGCTTTTGTAATGGAAAGAATTGCCAAAGATATGGGGCTAACGTTTGAAAATAATAACGTTAGCGTAATGCTATCTGACATTTACCTTGCAAACACTTTGAAAGAACAGGCTTTAGAAGTTGCAAAAGCTGCTAATTGTTCTTTGTATATTGACGATAAGATATTGGCAATTACCAATAAATACTTGCCGCGAAAAGGTTTTATTCCTGAAATATCACCTCAGTCCGGGCTTATTGGATACCCAACTTTTGATGCAATTGGTGTGAACTTTCAAACATTGTTTAATCCATCGGTTACTTTTGGCGGCTCAATCAAGCTCAAAACCGATATAAAAAAAGCAGAGGGCGAATGGGTTGTTGTTTCTGTTGCGCATAAATTAGAATCTGAAAAACCGGGCGGCGCATGGTTTTCCACAATAAGAGGTAGCCCGTATGGCTTTGCAATCATCAAATAATAACCAACTGCCAAATGGGGCAATTGGGCCTGCTAGCAATTGGGGAGAATTCAATAGAATTTCTTTTCTAGTGCAGCAAGCATTGGCAAAAATGCAAACCGCAACATTGGTGCGTATTGAATCTTGCACTAATTCCGGTGGCGTTTCGCCTGTTGGTTTTGTGGACGTTACGCCATTGGTAAATCAATTAGATGGTGCGGGCAATTCTGTGTTACATGTAACCATCTATAACTTGCCTTATTTACGCATTCAAGGCGGGACAAACGGTATTATTATTGACCCACAAAAGGGCGATATTGGTATTTGTGTTTTTGCTTCACGCGATATTTCAAATATAAAAACAACAAAAACACAATCCCCACCGGGCAGCTATCGTCAATATAGTTTTGCTGACGGCATGTATTTGGGTGGCGTTTTGAATGGCACGCCTACGCAATATGTGCAATTTAGCACCGCAGGCATTAAACTACATAGCCCTGTTGCAGTTATTTTAGATGCGCCAGATATTCAACTAAACGCAGCAAGTGTAGAGATAAATGGCACTACATCTACAACTATTACAACTCCAATTTTCAGGGTAAATGGAGAAACCGTATTAAATGGTTCGCTTTCTCAAATTGGAGGAGGTGCAGCCACATTGTCCGGATCTATGTCTGTTGCGGGCGATGTGACCGCTCAAGGAACAAGTTTACACTCACATGCACATGGCGGAGTGCAGCCCGGTGGCGGACAAACAGGAGCCCCAGTATGACGCAATACAACACGCTTTTGCTGGACAGATCGGCATGGGATTTGGTGATTGATAGTTCTGGCAACATAGCAATGGCACAACCGCCATATGCTTTGGCCCAAGATGTAGCAAGCGCGGTGCGTTTGTTTTTGGGCGAATTGTGGTACAACACTACTAAAGGCATACCGTATTTTGAAGAAATACTTGGGCAATTGCCGCCACTTTCATTGCTTACAGGGTATATTGAAAAAGCTGCATTAACAGTTCCAGGCGTAGTATCTGCGCAATGTATAATTTCTTCGTTTGATTCGAGAGAAATTGCAGGTCAAATACAGTTTATAGACGAAACTGGCGCTGCAAACAATGTCACTTTTTAAGAAGTTTTTAAGCAAATAAAATGGCAACATCCAGCGTTCCAAAAATTCAGTTTACACAAGCAGGAATAACAATTCCCGCTGAAACTGATATTCTTGCGGGCGTTCAAAGTGATATGAATGCCGCTTTTGGCGGCGGGCTCAATCCAAATTTGGAAACCCCACAAGGGCAGCTTGCCTCTAGTCAATCGGCAATTATTTCTGACAAAAATAATGAGTTTGCATATTTTGTAAATCAAATTGACCCGCAATATGCGGATGGCAGATTTCAAGATGCCATTGGGCGCATTTACTTTTTGAACCGCAAACCTGCAACGGCCACATCAGTGACGGCCACGGTCAGTGGGCTTGTTGGCACTATTGTCCCGGCTGGCACTTTGGCACAAGATACGTCTGGCAATACCTACATCAATCAGAGCGATGTCACAATAGACTCGACGGGTTCAGTACCTGCTACTTTTCAAAATGTGCAGACTGGCCCAATACCATGCGCTGCTGGCACATTGATATTGGTCTATCAAGCAATTCCAGGATGGTCTACCATTACCAACGCCACCGACGGTGTTTTGGGCTCCACTGTAGAAAGTCGTGCAGATTTTGAATATAGACGCAAAAACTCTGTTGCCTTAAACGGGCTAGGCACATTGCAATCCATTTATGCAAGCGTTTTTGCATTGGACAATGTTTTGGACGTTTACGTATTAGACAATCCAAGCGGCTCTACTGTATTGGCAGGCCCAACAAATTACCCGCTTGTAAAAAATTCACTGTATGTTGCTGTGGTGGGCGGAGCGGACGCTGATATAGCCAAAGCTATTTGGCTAAAAAAAGACGTTGGCTGCGATTACAACGGAAATACATCAGTCACGGTGCAAGATACAAGCGGATACAGCTATCCACAGCCTTATTATGTAGTCAAATTTCAGAGGCCGTCATCTTTAGCAATAAAGTTTGCAGTGCAAATTGCAAACAACTCTTCTCTACCTTCCAACATTGTTGCTTTAACAAAAGCTGCAATTATTGCGCGGTTTAATGGAGCTGATGGGGCATCACGCGAAAGAATTGGGGCTTCTATTTTTGCAAGCCGATATTATGGCGCGGTTTCTTTGGTAGCGCCTAATGCTTCAGTAATCTCTATTTTAATCGGTAGCTCTAGCCCTACATTGACTACATTAAATGTAGGGGTTGACCAATCGCCCACATTGTCCGAATCTGATATTTCTGTCACATTGGTGTAATTGTGTTAGATGTAGAACAAACAATTGTTAGTCAATACGGCAATAGCTCAACTATTGGTCAGCTTATTCAAAATATGAATGAGTATATTGACCCGCGTACTGATTTTAACACGTTTTTTGATTTTGTTTGGAATGTTGACACTGCCCAAGGTTTTGGGCTGGATGTATGGGGCAGGATAGTAAACGTCAGTAGGGTATTAAAAATACCAGAAGACCCATTGTATTTTGGGTTTAGCCAAGCGTCACCAGGCTCATATCCTTTTGATGAGCAGCCTTTTTATTCAGGCATAGAGGCAGCTACGCAATCATATTTATTATCAGACGACGCATATCGTCAATTGATATTTACAAAAGCCTTAGTAAATATATCAAATTGCACTGCGCAAACAATAAATCAATTATTACAAAATTTGTTTGCGACTCGTGGCAAATGTTACGTTAACGATCTTGGAAACATGTCTATGAGATATGTTTTTGAGTTTGTTTTAAGTCCATATGAATTGGCAATTATTGCAGAATCCGGCGTAATGCCTAGGCCAGTTGGTGTTAGTGCTACACTTATACAAAGTGACTTTCCGGTGTTTGGTTTTTCCGAAGCTGGTGATTGTGCGCCTTTTGGGCAGGCCCCATTTATTTCAGAAAGTGCCATTTATGCAGTTAGTTAACTCCCCCGCAAAATTAGTTCTGCCTTTTGCAAACGCTGGTGGTAAAAATTCCATACCAACAGCTTCGCAAATCGGCATTACACCTGGTGCAGCTTCGCTTACAGACGGATTCCCGCCTCTTACAAGAACGCCAATTGCCGCAGGTGGCGTTCCCCCTTCAGGATTAGACATGAATGGGGTTCTATATTCTTTGTCTGCAATTGTTCGGTGGGCAAACGCTGGGGCGGGGTATGTATATGATAGTTCTTTTGCCACTGATAGCAATGTAAGCGGCTATCCTAAAGGCGCACGGGTGCTGCGTTCTGACGGCACTGGCTATTGGTTTAATACTACGGACGGCAATACTACAGACCCCGAAGGCGCTGGCGCAATTGCTGCGGGCTGGGTGCCAGATTTCACCACGGGCGCGGCATCCGTCACAATGACGAATGCCAACGTCACGTTGACCGCTGCGCAATATGGCAAGCCTATTGTTGTTATTACTGGCACGCTCACTGCAAACTTGAATTTGATTTTTCCATCTATTGTTGGCGAATGGATTGTTGTCAATAACACAACTGGCGCATACACAATTACTTGTAAAACTGCGGCAGGTACTGGTGTGGTTGTTAATTCTGCCCAATTTATTTTTGGCGATGCAACAAATATATATAGCGCATATGATGCAATTGCATCCAATCAATCTTTAATTGCAAGCGCTGGCGGAACTGCTGATGCAATCACCGCAACGTTTTCACCCGCCCCAAGAATATGGCCTAATGGCGTGCCTTTTATGGTTCGTGCGGCATCTGCTAATGCCACAACAACGCCAACATTTACAGCCAATAGCGGTGTTTTAACTGCGAAAACAATTGTAAAAGGCGCTAATACTACATTGGCAGTAGGCGATATTGCTGGGGCTGGTCATTGGCTTGAGCTTCAATATGATTCGACGCTGGACAAGGTGGTCTTGTTGAATCCTGCAACTGGAATTGCTAATACCACTCCAATCCCAAGATCATATTTATCAGGGCTTACTTTAGCAACCGCTGGGGCTTCGACAACTATGTCTATTGCTTCTGGGCAAGCTACAGATAGTACAAATGTTGTTGTTCTTTCTTTGTCTGCAATAAATAAAACAACGGCTTCATGGGTTGTTGGAACTGGAAATGGTGGATTAGATACGGGATCAATAGCAAATAATACATGGTATTATTTTTACATAATTCGACGGCCAGATACTGGCGTGGTGGACGTAGTGTTTTCAACAAATAGTACAAACCCTACGCTTCCAACAAACTACACACAGTATAGATATATAGGCGGAGGACTTACCAATGGTTCTGGGCAATGGACAAAATTTGTACAAATAGATAATGAATTTTGGTGGGATACGCCAATTTTGGAATACTCCACCGGGTCGCCCACTAACACAAGATTGACTTTAACCTGCACTATCCCAAGAGGAAGAAAGATGAAAGGGCATTTTCATGCCTCAATCGATGGCGGGGGTGGCGGTAACGGAGGTTTTTATTTTAGTGACCTTTCAAACGCTGATCTCGCCCCATCCACAACCGCGACACCTTTGGCTCAAGTTTATTATTCTGGAACTGCTTCCGGATATGCTGTAGGGCCTGCATCTGTTTGGACAAACACGTCAGCTCAGATTGGACACAGAGAGGTTGGGACAAGCACCGCCCGCATTGTCACACTTGGCTGGACTGATTTACGTGGAAAGGATTTGTGATGTTTGTAAATCGTAATGAAAATGGGGAAATTGTTGCTTTGTATGCAAACGCTCAATACGATGGGCATGAATGGGTTGAAGGCGCTGTGCTTTACACCCCACCTCTTACTGAAGCGCATCTTTTATCAGACGTTTGGAATCCCATTAAAGCCAAACGCGACCAATTGCGTTTTAATGGTGGAATAAAAGTAAGCGGTCATTGGTTTAAGTCAGATATGATTGCTTGCGCAGAATACAACTCGATCATCAATTTGGGGTTGCCAAACGCTACCGTACTTCGCCCAAACTGGCGGACTATGGACAATGGCGAAGTGGCAATGACACCATCGCTTGCCAAACAAATTATTCAAGCCGGGTTTTCGCAAGCTGCGGCGATTGATGATGCCGCGCAGGCGCATAAGACCGCAATGGAGGCAAGCCAAGACCCGGCAAGCTATGATTTTAGCGGCGGCTGGCCCGAAGTATTTGAAGGCCCGCTATGATAGTCCTAGGTTACATCGGCGACCACGCCAAAGACTCATGGACTGTCCGCTTGGGATGGGCGCTCACACGGCTTGTGCAGCGTGGTAAATTTTCCCGCTGCACACATGTGGAGGCCGTGCATGCCATACATGCGGATGGCACGGTGGACATTGCCAGCGCCAGCGTGCGCGATGAGGGCGTGCGCATCAAAAAGAATGTGCGGCTAAACGCTGAAAAATGGATTGCTATTGACGTGCCAAGTTGGGACGTTGCTGATAGCCAAGACTTGCTAAACAAAACCGCAGGCAGTCAATACGACTGGCGCGGCGCTGCCAGTAGCGCCCTGATTTTTCTGGGCCAGAGCGAAACCCGTTGGTTTTGCAATGAATGGGTAGGCGATCCCTACATCGTAGACAGCTACGCCCTAGGCCCCGCGCAATTCATGGCGCTGGCACTCAGCATGCCTGGGGCAAGAATTATTAACGTACCACAATAAAACACAATGGGAACCGGAAACATTGAGACCCGATCTCACAATCAGCGTGCAGAAGATCAGTCCTTGATGCTTTGGATTCGAGACAAAATACTTCCGCCGATTATTATTGCCGGGGTTCTTGGTGGACTTACTGGCGGGTGGATTATGTATAACAAAATAGCTTCTGTTACAGACTCAATACCCAAAATGAATGAGGAGTTGGCGATTGTAAGAGAATCAATCCCGACACTAAATTTAGAAGTTAAAAGGCTTAATGACAAAATAGACACTGAGTTTGCCCGCATGAATGACAATCTAAGGGCTCAAGAGGCTAGGATTACAGTTGTAGAAAGTCAAATGGTAGGGTGGGATGTAATGAAGCGCATTGAAATGGGAATGAATGCAGCAAGCAGAGAGGGCAAGGGTGACGCATCCCTGAGAGCTATTTCTGCAGCAATTCGCTCCGAAGTTGAGGCGCGTAAGGAGAGGGCCACTAAAAATGATAGACGCTGAAACATTGGGATTAATTCAATTTGACTGGCCCACCGAGTTTTTCTACTGCGGCGCTGGCATATTTATGCTCTGCTTTGTACTGGCGTTTTGTGTTTCTTGGCTTACCGAAAGGATTTCAAAATGAAACTCACACTACAGCGCCGTCCGTCATTAGGAGGTGCTACTATTGGCAAGCTCTACATAGACGGCGTATACGCATGTTGCACATTGGAGGACGAGGTGCGTGAGATTGAAGGAGTGCCCGTGTCTGAGTGGAAAATTAAGGGAGCCACGGCGATCCCTTCGGGGCAGTACCGAGTCACCCTTGAGCCCTCAGCCAGATTCGGCCCGGACACCTTGACCATTCACGATGTGCCTGGATTCCAGTACATTCGAATGCATGCTGGCAACACCTCCGCCGACACCGAAGGATGCCCACTCTTAGGCATGCAGGCCACAGAGACCACGCTTATCGGTGGCACAAGCCGCCCTGCTGTAGAGCTTGTGAAAAACAAAGTACACCAGGCCATACTCAAAGGCGAAACCGTCACTATCGACGTGAACAACGCAAAGGCGCTGGCATGAAACTAATCCCAAATTGGAAAAAAGCTTACCGAATGTTATCCGTTCAGGCCATGGCAGCGGCCACCGCAATACAAGGCGCATGGATGGGATTGCCGTCTGACATGAAAACAAGCGTGCCTGCAAATTGGGTGCAGTGGGTGACTGTGGCGCTATTGGCTTTTGGAATAGTCGGGCGCTTGGTAGACCAGCCCAAAGTGAAGCCATGATTTCTTTTGACATCAAAATTCTAGCAATCGCAGTCTCCATGATTGCCTCGCTACTAGGCGTATGGTATTATGGGCATTGCCAGTACCAAGCCGGACAGGCCGAAGCCACGCAGCGCTACACCGCAGCAATCGCAGACATCAAGTCCGAAGCCGCCCAAACACTATCCGCAGAGACGGCCAAAACCCTCGCCACAGAGCAAGCTCTGCACGCCGCGCTCGACAAACAAACCCTAAAGGACTCAACCAATGAAAAAACCATCTCTGCCCTATCTGAGCGCTTGCGCAATCTCACTGATTCTGATGGCAGGCTGCGCGACCCCCACGCCCCCGGATGTGGGTCGTGTAGTAGTAGCTCCCCAAGTGAAGCTCCCCCAGCCCCCGATGCTGGTGCAGCAGACGCAACCCAAGCCAGTGGGGTACTTTCAAAACAGCTTACTGAATTTCTTCTCCAGCAAGCCGCAGACGCAGACACCGTGAATGCAGCCTACGCATCGTGCCGGGCGGATGCCTATGCGGTGAGGGGTGAGGCGGCCCCGTAAAAATAGTTTTCAGAATTTGTTAACTATGATATACTGCATCCGTTGCAACGAAGATTTGCTTCACGCAAAGAGGGCGTTTGATATTGTTGTTAAGCGCCCCTGTATTGCAACTGGCAGCCGGAAAGACGGCACCATCATCAAAGCGGCGGCGTGGATGGACACGCTAAACGCGGCAGTTAAATAGCACGTGACTAAAACTGCGCCCTTGGTCACGATAAGCCGGAATCAAGCCCGGCCCGCTTTGATGATGGTGAATGCGCAGGCTGATGCGCAATTGGAAGGCAAGCTTTGAAACCTTGTTTAGACATGTAGGCGGCGAATACGCCGGGTGACGATTTGCCCGCTGAAATAGAACCGAGTAGCAAGGAGGCATTCTTGTTAGCAATTTCTAGATCATGGTAACGCCCCACCCATGCCGGAGATCAGCACCGGCCACCATAAAAAGCCATCCGGGGGAAGGGCTCCCGGAGCCATCATGGAATAGTTGTAAATCAGTTGGTAGAGTCAGTGGGGGCGTATCACTCGATTGAATGCGGAGATTAATTGAAACATTCAAGGCGGGTCGGTGGTTCAAATCCACCCAGCTATTCCATGATGGTACTGGGCTTAGTAGTGGCCAGGTTTAATGAGTTTGGCAAGTTGGTTTAATTAATGTTTTGGGATGCGCAATCCAACATAAGAAGCCAGCGGGAAAGCTGATCGCATCAGCAAGTTTATAACTTCCAATTTGGTGTAAAAACACGCCATCACCCCTTGCTGCTGGGGTTAAAGTCAGCCGTGACAGCTATGCACGCAAAACAAAGCTGACCACCCCGGCAAAGTAGCGGGGGCTCTCAAATACATGCAAATGTGCGTCAAAACGCTTTTTGCACGCACTTCATAAGAACAAATTCCCCCATAGCCTCATATGCAGCCCCGCTCCAAGGCTGGCGCATATCAGTCATCTGCATTCTTTTGGCAATGTAAATTACAGCTTTTTGGGCTACTTTGCGGTCGTGTTTTACGACCATCATATCGCCCCAATAGTCCACTAAGTAACGCAGCTTTTCAAAGTCTGGATTCTGCGCATCATACGTGCCCTCCATATATGCCTTATATGCCAATGCACCACTCATTTGGCATATTCTTAGCTCAAGCAATTCCTGCTCTGATTTTTCTTCAGTGTGCGCAGTTATTGCAAAAAATGCGATAACTAAAATAAGTATTGTTTTCATTATTTATGATCCCTTAGTTTAATAAGCAAATCACACAAATTTTCAATAGTAGAAATTGTTCTTTTTTCATTGTTTAACACAAAAGTAGCTTCGCGTTCTCCCATATTGTAAGAGTAACAAAACCAACCAAGCCAACCTTTATCTATTCCACAAATGCGAAATTGTAATTCTTTTGTATATTTTTCAAACAATAACTCAAACGTGTTATAAATTAAATTTCTAAATTCATCGCTTAACATTTCAACCTCTAATTGGTAATCAATTTTATCAAGAGAAAACCAAAGATTTTCCCATTCTTTTAATAAAATTAAAGTTTGTTCTTTGTCAGGATATTGGTTCATTCTTTGTTACCTCTTAATTATTCTACCCAGTCAGTTGTATTTTGCACATCTTGCCACGCCACAGCCCCACGGCTTGTTAAATTATCCATCTCTTTTTTGCTAAAAATAGTCGGCTGATAGCCAAGTTTGCTTTGGTACTCAATTCTTTTTTTGGCTATCTCAAAATAATCTGGGTCTTTTTCAATCCCAATAAATTGCATGCCCTCAAGAATTGCTGCTTTGCCTGTAGTGCCGCTGCCCATGAATGGGTCTAATACTACTCCGCCTGGTGGTGTTACTAGCCTGCACAAATATCGCATCAAGTCTGTTGGCTTCACCGTTGCGTGATTATTTCGCGCCTCCATCCCTTCATCACGATCACGCTTGCTTGCTTTTGCGCAATAAAAAAACCTAGCGGCGCTGCCTGAATCTCCAAGTCCGCCAGAATTTTGTCCAAAAGACCCGTCCCCTAAACGTTTTCCTGCGCCACCAATACCTATTCCTCCTGTTTCTCCTGTTTCTCCTGTTTCTCCTGTTTCTCCTCCAGAACTTAATCCAGTCTCTGGAAAAATAGCCAACACATCGGGGCTTCCATCGTGTATCAAATTTGCAGGCCATCGTCCAATACTGATTCCGCCATTTTGTTGGCCCTTCAATTTTGAGCCATACCCATTGCAATCACCACGATTTAAGCGACCAGATTCTACAGATTCTGCACCTATCCTGCACCCTTCTATGTTTATTCCGCCCGTGCCATGCGTAAGCACATTTTCTGCCACTGTCCCGATTAAAGGCTTGCGGGCAACTGTTACAGGCTCAAATGAGGGCTTTAGAGCTGTGCCAAAACCGTTCCATTGTTTGGCGGCTTCGGTGGCTGGAGCGGTGATGTCCAGCGTGGTGCCGCTGCGGTCGCTGTCTTGGCCGGGGGCGAAGGATAAATGGGTTGTTGCTCGCTGTCCTATCCGGTCGCGATCTGCCTCTATGCGGTCTACCAGTTCGTCAACCCATGCCGGAACATCTCCGCACAATGGTCGAAGTTTTGTCCATAGTGCACATGTAGGTATGGCCGGTTGGCTTTTGTCGGCTAGGTAGTGAGAACCCATAAATGTGCCAGTTGCTTCATTTATCTGTCGCGCAGTAAGTCCGGTTGTCCGCATGTATTTGGTGAATTTATGCAACCGTCCAACTTCACCGTTATTTTTATCAATCGCCTTAGACACATTCAGCGACTTTGGAAACCCACTTCCATACAACCAACCAATTATGTCCCTAATTTCAAACCCAGCATCCTCAATCCGCACGGCCATGCGGTGTTGTGTGCGCGTGCCTGCAAACGCCAGCAAATGCCCGCCTGGCTTCAATACGCGCAAACACTCTTGCCATATATCCACGCCTGGCACGTCGTAATCCCATTTTTTGCCCATAAAAGACAAGCCATAAGGCGGGTCAGTCACAATAGAATCTACGCTATTGTCTGGCATGGACTTCATGGCATCAAGGCAATCACCAAGGATTAAATTTGGTTTATTTGTGGTCATCTTCCGCTTCTATTTCTTTTAGTGGCCTGCATTGGTCAATTAAAATATCAATTGCTTCTCTCAAAGCAATCCACTCCTCTGGGTTAATAGCTATTTTCCCCAAACTAATATGACCTGATTGAGAAACTTCTACATATTCACCCGATTCATCTACTATTGATACGGTGGTTGCTTGCTCTGAAAAAATTGTTTCTTTTTCTGGTAACACTGTGAGAGATGTGGTTCTGATTGTGTATGTCATTTTTTATTCTTTTGTGTTTTGTTATGATTTATCTAGCGCAGGTATTCGAAAATTTTGAAGCCCTGTTTGTTCAGCAAATGCCACCGTGGCCGTATGGCCCTGGGCGATGATGTCTTTTTGCGCAGTGTTTATGGCGGCCAAAAATTCCGCGCGGCCAAGTTGGTTTATTTGGAAGGCGTGCAGCTCCATGAAAGTTTGTAAAGCTTCCAGATCATGATAGTAAAGCGTGACACGCCCCCAGCCGCCACCGCCCTCGCACATGGCGCGGTCGTAGATGCTTTGCAACGCTTTTTCATCGGTTTCTAGGTAAGCCAGCAGGCCGCGCACAATGCCCTGGCGCTCAATGGCCAGGGCGACGGTGACGCTGCCTGCCACGACCCCCCATTGATGTTCTGTGGCCACGCCTTCACGCAGCGCCTGGATTGCGTCTGCAAGCAAGCCCAAAACTTCCGCTTGGTCGGCAGCGGTGGGTTTGGCGGCTCGGTGCAAGGCAAGTGCCATGGTGTCGGCGGTGACTGGGCGAGGTCGGTAGGCTTTGCGGGGTGGTTTATTGCGACTCATGGTTAGGAACTGGCCCACCTTCAAAAGCAGGCACATATAAAACGGATTCGTTTTCAATTTCTTTGGGCCATGGTTCAATACCTGCATAAATTGCAGAGCAAGCCAGAGCAGTTCTGTAATCGATCTTGCTTTCACCGTACAGCATTTTTTTGTATCCAGTGGCAGACATCCCCAAAGCATTACACGCCTGTTCGTTTGTAAAACCCATGGCTTTCTGCCATTTAACCAATTCTTCTTTTGTCATGGTTAATCAACTTTCTTAAATTCAATTACCCACACCCACGGGTTTATATACCACGAACCGTCGCCATTTATGTTTATCCACTGGTCTTTATAGTTTTCTATTGCGTATTTCCCTGTGTAGTCTTCGCAATTTTTATAGACTTTGGCTGTTGATACGAAGCCTTCTGCAATTGCTTCGTCCTCGCTAATGTAATTCAACCTCTGCATACGCACGCCGGTAATCTCCAGCGTGATGCGGCTGGCCCAACGGGGCATGCGGATGCTTGGATGCCATTTGCCACTTGGTGGGGCATCATTCCAGACACTATCGGCTCGATAAGCGAATCCCACAGTAAGCGGGGCCCACGTCTCACGCACCCAAAGCCGGTCGCCGGGCTGGCCGTATTTGCAACCACGGCCTAACCGTTCCAGCTGTTGCTGTAGCGCTGAACCCGGCCCATTCCACACAGCAGATTTGTTGTCTTCGACCATCATTGGTTGCTTATTCAAAACCATGCGCGTCTGCGTCTTTCTCCCTGCAAGAATGGCCCGAACCATTTCGTCATTGAAAAGAATGGGGCAATCTTTCATTTTTTGCTCCTAAAAAATTTACCACGTTCGCGATTAAAGGCGTCTTTATAAATATGCCATTCAATAGAAAAAGGCTTATATATTTCCGGTATTTCAATATACCCGTGCTCCTCTAATAAGTTTAATTTGCTGCTTTTAATAACTTCGTTTTTTGCTTTTTGTTTTATTTTTTCTTCTAGACAAACGCAAAAAGTAATCCCAAATATTTTATAAGTAGCCATTTTTTCCTTTGTTGCAGTTTATTTTATGATGGCAAAAGTGAAATTTTGTTTAGTAACTCATCAACTTCTAAGTCTGACAAGTATCCAATTACATCGTCTGTAATTGGAGTATCGTAAACAATCCCCCAATCTTCTGGTAATTCTGGATTAAATTTAATAACAGCAAGCTCATAAAGATTTAATTCTTTTCCACGACTAAATGGAAATTGAATAACACTTGCGCCATATCCATTTTGAAAACGATAAATTTTTTGGATTCCGCCCATACCAGATGGATGTGGACGTTCTATTTCAGACTGTATCATGGTTTTTCCTTTATTTAATAGTAAGACAATTTTTTGATACTAATTTTGCACCGGGAACGTCAACGCCGTTTAATATATTTTTTTTAATTAAATTTTTATCTGGTGACCAACTTATTTTTTCAACCATGTATTCCATAGGTATTTGTGAAATATTAAATGCCTCCACCGACACACCGCGGTCAATAAACAATTGCGCCTTAAATGTCCCGTCGTCACTTTTAATTTCAGTAATTCCGCATGCGTTCATATGCTCAGACAAATACTGTCTTAACCATTCTGAACGCTTGCGGGCTTTTTTTGCTTTGTCAATTAAAGCTTTGGCATGGGTTTCTACCAAATCTGCTTCCGCTTCGTTTGCAAGAATAAAAGCCGCAACAGCTTGCGCTTTGTTTGCCACAATTGAACGAGATTGTTCAAATCCTTCCGGCAATTCTCCGGTGTCTGAATCAATTTGTTCTAATAAATGCCGCACAGTTTCGGCGGCTTGATATAAAGTTACCTGCATAATGATCCATTAAAAAATGGGGTACTTACTGTTTATATTAGATAAGCTGGCAGTTTTCCCCCGTAAATCAAAACGGAATTTCTTCATCCATATTGTCAAATCCGCTGTCAGTGCTGCCTACTTGTGGCTGAGTCCCCTTTGTCACTTGCGCCCACTCTGGCGACTTCTTGATTGCCTCTTGCAGCTTTTCATGAAACGCAGCAAACACTGCCATATCTGGCTTGTCCAAATCAAACACCACGTTTTCATGTACTGGTGCTGGCTTGGAATTTTTGAGTGCGCCCGGTAGCGGCGTAATGCCTGCCACATTGCTGTATGTCTTGCCGTTGGTTTCGCTGGTGGTGACGTTAATCATGCAAAACGCGCCCAACAGTTTGGACACGTCAAACGCCTTAGCTTCATCTTCTGTAAAATCACGCCCACGCCATGCAGCCAGATCACGGCGAAGGCCTGATTTTTCGTGCAGGCTGACTGTGTAGCTCTTGCTGATCGTGAGCGGCATTTCTTTACCATCCACATCAATCGTGAGCGGTGCGCCTTGCTCATCTTCACCAAACAACTCCCAGCCAATGCGTATCTTGTGCTGGAATTTGTCGCCATATTGGCCGGTGGTGTGCTGTGTGCCAAGGTCAATAAGTGAGTAGCATCGCCCAATGAATACGCCTTGCGGAACGCGCTTAAAGTTACCGCCGCCGCTGTCTGTTGCAATAAATGCCATGTGATGTAGTCCTATTTAATTTGCCAACGTTACAGGCCGTTGGTTTGCCTTTTTTATTTAAGTTCGGTGCAGTTATCGGATTGCGTGCAATGGCTTGCAGCTTGCCATTTTTAATTACAAATCCTCAGCCCCCATCGGCGGCACTTTTTTTTGATAAAAATAATTTCTTAATGGTATTTCATTATTTTGGTCTGGCGGATAATTTGTATATAACAAAGCGCACAACTCCCGCATTAGTCTTTGCGCGGTTTCACTTTCCATGCCAATAGCGTACAAATCTGCTGGTGTCATTTTAATTTCCAATTTGCTATCTTTGTAAGATGTTTGTTTGATTTTATTAGTTCGTACTTTTTCTCTGTTTTTTCAATAAAATGATTGTTCATATCAATGAGATCTTTAAGCAAATCTTCTCGTCCTGCGTAAGGGTTTATTTTTTCGAAAAATTTGTTATTTATTTTGAAAACACCCAAATACGACTTTAGCAAAGTTAAAAAAGTTTTTCTAATGAATTTATTTTCTTCTTTAAGAAAACAAACATCACAAAAATTACCCTGATCAATACCGTCTTTTTTTAAGTTAAACGCAAAACTGCCGCATCCGTATTTTTGGCATTGCTTCATTTTTCAATCCCCACATCAAACCTAGCCCACGTATTTGCCATGCGCTCCAACAAATTGCGGGCTTGCTCTGGTGCGTTTACTACATCGCGTCCATAAGCCACGTTTAATACCAACTGCATAATCTCAGACATATTTGGCCCGCTTGGATAATCCAAAGACTCCTGCATCACCTCGGTAAGAGTTTGCAAACGCTTTGGCATATCAGTGCCCACAGAATGCAAAGAAGCACGGACAGTTTCCCAGTCTGTGGTTTTTGGAGCCCATGTCACCAATTCATTTGCGTCCGCCTTTCTGCAAGCGTCCATAAAAGACTGGCAGCTAGCAACATATTCGTCAACCTTAGCTTCACCAACGGACGCCTGATATTGTTCAATTTCGCCTTGCCACTCATCATATGCAGCCGCGTCGGCTACTGGGTCATTGCTATATTGCATCATGATTTTCAATTTCCTTAATAAACTTTTTAATAAACATTGAAGAATAAAACAAACCAAAAAATGCAGATTGATGGTGGCCGGTGCTGATCCCCGGCTTTCCTGATATGCCATCTGCTTAAAACTTGCGGATTACAGGGTTGCCGCAATGTCAATCGCTTTAGCCGCGCATCAGCCTGCGCATTCACCATCAATCTGCATTTTCACATCGCAAAACCGCAACGGAACACAGTTCCTAGAGCGCCCCTCTGCATCCTGTCAGGGCTTACTGGCTTCGTATCGCTTGCCAGCTCTTGCAGCGGTTTTTGCTGCGATGGACGAATTCTAGCATAAAGTTAGATAATGTCAAGGTTTTTTTAAGAATTTTTTAGTTTGGAGCGCGGTCAAAGGCTCGCAAGCGCTTGGTTAACGCTTGACTTTATCTAGAAATATGTTAGAATACTTAACATGGCACTACCAAACTACACCCCACACAAACGGCGCGATGTCGCCGAACGACTTGGCATAGAGGAACAATATCTATATCAGATCATCCGAGGTCTAAGAGCCCCAAGCCCCACGTTGGCCAGGCAACTTCATGAGCTTGACTACGGCTTTGCTTTGCAGGAGCTTAGGCCGGATGATTGGGAGATACTTTGGCCTGAGTTGAAAATTCCACTTCAAAAAACGAGAGCAAAAAAACTATGATGGTTAACTACACGATGCCTTTGGATCAATTATTGAGAATTTTTGATCTTGATAAATTTTGGGATCCAAAGCTGCCTTGGCAAACTCTTGTTCAATTAAGAGACAACTTGCAACTTCCAGAAGCGCAGCTTGTAACTTTGCATCTTAATTATTCAAATCAATATGCAATTCAAGAACCTCTTTGCAACACTTTTGCAGTTATGAGCAAAGAAAATGTTAGCAAAGTATTTGAGGCGCTCTACGACCATGTAAATGGGAAAACTGAAGGTAAAAAAAGCAAAGCGCAATTGATGGAGGCGATAACTATTATGCGATCAGTTATTGAAAGAATTAAATGAACGATCCAAGATTCACGGTTGACTGGAAAAAGTTGCAACCAAAATTATCAAAGGAGGCGCAAAAAAGGGCTTTGCAACGTGTAAACCCGGAAAGCAATTTGTGCAAAAAAAACCCGCGTACTGCTGTAATAAGCAAATCAAAGATTTAATTAGGAAAAAAATGACGGACAATGATTTTAATAAAAAAATGGGGGAATTTACCACTGATGAACTTGAGCAAATTATTTTTGATTATGAAAAATATGTAGAAGTTCAAATTGTGGACAACAATTCCATTCTCACAAAAATAGTAAATGATACTTTTGTTGGCGATAATCTTGTATATGCTTTTAAGGCAACGATTGTTTCTCAATACTGCTACAGAAAACTATTGTCTTTGTGTAGGTTTTATGAAATTGATAAAAAAGTTTAATTTTTAAGATGGGCTTGATAATGATTTGTAGCACTGGCATTTATTCAATTGCAAAAATAGAAGGAGAAGCAAAAAACGCAGCTATTAAACACAAAAACTTTAATAATTCTTGCCCTTATCCTATTGATTCAATAGCTGGGTATATTTTTATAAACGAATTTTTACAAGAGAAGAAAAGATTAACTGGAGAAAATAATGAAAGCATTATTGGTAAAAAATATAAATAATGGTATTTATTACTACAAAGACAGCATAAAAATCAAAGGAGCGCACGCGAACCTCCGTGGAGACGTGTATGACATCCGTGGAGACGTGTCTGACATCCGTGGAGACGTGTCTGGCATCCGTGGAGACGTGTCTGGCATCCGTGGGTACGTGTCTGACATCCGTGGAGACGTGTCTGACATCCGTGGAGACGTGTCTTACATCCGTGGAGACGTGTCTGACATCCGTGGAGACGTGTCTGACATCCGTGGGTACGTGTCTGACATCCGTGGAGACGTGTCTGACATCCGTGGGTACGTGTCTGGCATCCGTGGGTACGTGTCTGACATCCATGGAGACGTGTTTGGCATCCGTGGGTACGTGTCTGACATCCGTGGAGACGTGTCTGGCATCAGTGGCGAGG